AGCCGGCGGGTCTCGGCGTTCCATGTCGTGAAGCCAACTCGGCGCACGGTCGAGGTCAACTTCACGATGCTGAACGACGACACCGACACCGACTTGATCGCGCTCCGTGCCGCCTATGCGGCGAAGACGCCGCTGGCCTTCAAGGTGCTCGATAAAACGTCTGGCAAAGGCGTGGACGCTGACTGGTACATCATGAAGATGGAGCGGTCCGAGCCGGACGAGACGGAACAGACGATTGCCGTCACGATCAAGCCGACGTTCATCACGCGATGGCCGGTCGACGTTTAACACCGGTCAGGCGGCCGTGAAACCATAGACCAAGGAACCAAGCCATGATTACCGCAACCATTCAGCAGACCGCCGGCGTGGGCGGCCTGTCCATCCAGGGCAACGTCTCGCGCAACGGCGATTCACAGGTCGGGTATTCGTCCGATCCGGCCCTGCCGGTCGCACTTGCCGGGGAGCTGACAACGCGCACCGACGAGGATACCGGCGTCGTAACGCTCGCCGAAGGCCACGGGCTGACCGACGCCGATACGGTCGACGTCTTCTGGGACGGCGGGCTCCGATACGGTCTGTCGATTACCGGCTATGACGCGACGACTATCAATATCGACGGCGGGGCGGGCGACGATCTGCCGCTTGCCGAGACGGTTGTGGCGGTCGCGGAGCCGGTCGCGGTCCCGTGGCCGTTTGCGGGCGATGACGTGGTGCTGATTGCGGCTGGTTGCGCGCAGCGGGCTTCCGTCCGGTTTCTCGATGACGTGCCTTCCGTGCAACTCGCGCTCGACTTGGCGGCCGGGGAGGTGTGGAGCTGGGCAACTGGCTCGGCAAACCCGCTCGATTCCGTCGACGTTGTCTCGCTCCTCGTCTCGAACGGAGACACCGCCACCGAGGCCATCGTTCGCGTCGGCGCGGCACTCGACTCCCAGGAGTAACCATGCACCAGTTCATTGATACGGCCGGCCGTACCTGGCAGCTTGCTCTGACGATTGGCGCAGTCAAGCGGGTCAAGGACCTGCTGCACGTCGACCTGCTCAATCCCCTGGGCGTGAAGCCCCGCAAGGTGCGCGGTGTCCCGCGCAAGGGCCGTCCGCTCGTCACCCGCCTGCAACTCGATCCGGCCCTGCTGATCGACTGTATTTTCGCGCTGGTGAAGCCCCAGGCGGACCATCTAGGCGTTACGGACGAGCAATTCGGGGAGGCGTTGGGCGGCGAGGCGGCCTATGCGGCGTACGAGGCGTTCATGGCGGAGTGGACAAGTTTTTTCCGCGGCCTTCGCCGCGAGGCGGAGGCCAAGGCGATCGAGGCAAACCAAAAGCTGGTGGCGGCCGAGGACAGCAAGAACGCGGCGATGGTGGACCGGGCGACGGAGGCGGCGGTACTGGTAGCGGAAAGGAAGCGGCAACAGGCGACGGCAAAGCTCGACGCGCTCGCCCGTGGACCCTCGCCGACTGTTACCGACTCGGCGGCCTCGTCGGAATCGACCCCGGCGGCCTGACGCTCCGCGAGCTGGTCTGGATGGCGGAGGGGGCACAACGCGAACGGTGGAATCACACGGCCGTCTTGCGTGCCGACTTGCAGGCACCGTGGAGCAAGAAGCGGATCGACCCGGCAAAGCTGCACCCATTTATGAAGCACAAGAAGCCGCGGCCGATCAAACCGGACCCGAACGGCGTGGCAATCCTGACGGCGGCATTATGCGGCAGTACCGAATGGGCGAGGAAATGACATGGCGGGCAACGCGGGAGCAATTCGAGCCGGGCGGGCGTTCGTGGAACTGTTCACGGACGATTCCAAACTCGTGCGCGGGCTGAAGGCCGCGTCGACGAAGCTGAAAGCCTGGGGCAGTACCGTTACCGGCATGGGCATGAAGCTGATGGCCGGCGGGGCGGCGATCGTTGGGCCATTGCTGGCCGCTACCAAAACCTTCATGTCGGCCGGCGATGCCCTGGACAAGATGAGCAGCCGGGTCGGGGCGTCGGTCGAGTTTCTTTCCGCCTTGGGCCATGCCGCGCAGATCGGCGGGACGGGGATCGAAGCGATGGAGGTCGGCATCCGGCGGATGCAGCGGGCGGCCTACGATGCTGCCAATGGGTCGAAGTCTACGGCGGAAGCGTTCGCTACGCTCGGCGTCAACGTGCGCGGCGCAGACGGGCAGCTCAAGGGCACCGAACAGCTTTTCATGGAGAGTGCCTCCGCGCTATCGAAGTTGGAGAACAACACGCAGAAGGCCGCGATCGCGACGATCCTGTTCGGTCGGGCCGGCACGCAACTCTTGCCCATGCTCAAGGGCGGAGAGGCCGGCTTGTTGGGCGTGATGGCCGAGGCGAAGCAGCTCGGCATCGTCATGTCGACCGAAGACGCCACGGCGGCGGCGAAACTGACCGACGCTTGGGCCCGGCTGACCAGCGGCGCGAAGATGGCCGTCGTGCAGATTGGCGGGGCACTGGCCCCGGCGCTCCAGCAGGCGGCGGACTGGATGACGCAATTCATCCGTCCAACGATCGACTGGATCAAGGAGAACCGCGAACTAATCGCTACGGCGTTCAAAGTCGGCCTGGGGGTCATGGCGGCCGGGGCGGCGTTCGTCGTGATCGGGACGGGGCTAACCGTTGCCGGAATGGCTGTCGGAGGCTTTGCGACGGCCATCGGCGCCGTGGCTTCCCTGCTTGGTGTCATTCTCTCCCCGCTTGGCTTGGCCGTGGTGGCGATTGGAGGAATTGCCCACTACACCGGGATCGGCGGCAAGGCGCTCGAGTGGCTGGGCGATATGTTCACCTGGCTATTCGACGTGGCGAGCGAAACGTGGGGCGGCATCGCGGACGCTCTCGCGGCCGGTGACCTGGGGCTTGCGGCTGAAGTGGCGTGGTCCGCCGTGCTGATGGTTTGGCAGACTGCAACCCAAGGCATCCGCAAGATGTGGGCTGAAGCCGTCTACTGGGTTCAATCCACTTGGGATGAGGTTCAGTACACCTTGATTGATACCTTCGACGCCCTCGGGTTCACCTGGAACGGCACCGTTGGCGATATGGGCGTTACGTGGGCCGACTACTGCGCGCAAACGAAGTCCATGTGGGCAGAGGTGATCGAGTGGATTGGCGAGACCTGGAACTGGCTCCAGACTAAGGCTACCGAGGGCTTTGCGACGGCGTTTGCCTACGCTCAGGGCTTGGACGCCGAGGCAACGAGGCAGGCAGCCCGGGAGACTATTGGAGCCTATCAACGCGGCGAGTGGACGCCGACGAGTGCAGTACCACGCGAGCAGCGCGAACGGCGGGAACGGGCGAGAGAGGCCCGGATTGAAGAGGCTGCTGTCGACGTGGCAGACGCGACAACACGCTGGCGGGACGCTTTAGCCGGGGCCAGGGAGGCACGCGAGCAAGTCGAACGTAGCGCGAGGGAACGCCCCGAACGACCCGGGCAACCGGGCGTGCCCGATTTCACTGGCGCCGCGAAAGGCGGCATGACGGTCGGCACCTTCAGCAAGTGGGCCCTGGGCGGGCTCGGCATGGGCGGCAATGCAGCGGAGCGGACGGCGAAGGCGACGGAGCTGACGGCGGCAGGCGTGGACAAGATGTTCCGCGAGCTGATCCGGCAGGGGCAGTCCAACGAACGATCGGTATTCTCGGAGTAGTCGCCATGGCCATCCAAGTCTACGAAACGCCGGAATCTCGCAGCCGTCGCGGCGACAGCTTCGAGCTGCGCCTGAAGGTGGACGGCACAACGGACGACGTCGCGGCGCGATGGGCGGTGCTTACCGGCACGCCCCTGATCTGGGACGGGCTGATCCGGCAGGCGCCCTCGATCGAGCCGGACGATTCCGGTATCTCCGGCCTATGGGACGCAACAGTCCCCTACGACAAGAACGACAAGCCGCGCGAGATTGGCGATGCCAGCGTGTCCTGGTCGACCGGCGGCGGGACGCAGCGGATATTTCAGGCGATCGCGACGGTCGGCAAGTACGGCCCGCCGGGCGAGGCGGCTCCGGAGAATTACGGCGCGATCGGTGCCAAGCCAGATGGCACGGTCGAGGGCGTCGACGTGATGGTGCCCGACTTCCGCTGGACCGAGCGGTACACGGTGAACCCGGGGATGCTCACCTGGAACTACGCGATGACGTGCGCGTACCTGACGCGGTGCGTCAACAACCACGGCTTTCGCGGTTTTGCGGCTGGCGAGGTGCAGTTCCGCGGTGCCTCGGCGGAGGCGCGGCTTACGGGTACGCAAGAGCAGCCCCAGTTGACGGCCGAGATTTCCTACGAGTTCGCCGCGCAGCCGAACGTGACGAATCAGACGATCGGCCAGATTGTCGGCATCGCGGCCCGGGGCTGGGAGCACGTCGACGTCCGGTACGAAGAGATCGACGATGCCGTGGCCAAGAAGACCACGCCTCGGCCGATCGCGGTCTACGTCCACCAGGTTTACCCCTACGCCAGTTTCGGCGGCCTCGGGATCGGCACTTAGAATAGGAGGTTCATTATGTCAACCGTGTTCAACATCGCGTCCCTCGGGATCGCCGAAGGGACGATCGACTGGGAGAACGATACAACGCTCCGCCTGATGCTGCTGGCGGGCGTCGGCGCTCCGGCCCGGACGTGTCAGACCGTCGCGGCGGTCCTCGCGACGGCCGATGTCGACGAGCTGAGCGCGACCGGGTACGAGCGCAAGACGCTCGGCAGCAAGGCCGTGACGCAATCGACCGACAAGACCCTGTTCGACTCGGCCGACGTTGAGTATGCGGCCCTGGGCGGCGCGAGCAACGGCACGATTACGGGCTGGCTGATCTACAAGGGGACGCTCAGTAGCGGCGACGACGCGACCAATATCCCGATCGCGTACGTCGAGGCGGCCAGCGATCTCACCACCAACGGCAGCCCGGTCGCGATCAAGCCTAACGCGACCGACAAGTGGTTCTACCTAAATAACCCGGGCACGTAATCATGGCCACGCTTGAAGTCACCGGCGCGCTTGGCCCCTGGGAGCCTAACGGTGTTTACGCCGAGAACGGGACGTATGAAGGCAAAGTTGCCTACCAGCGTGGCGAAGAGGACTGTTGGATATGGTGGGAAGGCTCGGAATGGATCATATCTTGGGTCCCCGGTGAATACTCGTATGCGTACTGGGCAAAGTATGGTGATCCCGTTACTGGTGACTATGAAGCACGCGATGAAGCTGAGGGAACAGCCACCGTCGCCGTGTACTCTTCCGGTGAAACGCTCACCGGCTCCGCTCCCTCACTCACCTGGGCGCTGTCCGCCGGCTCGCTCACGACCGACAACGTGGATGCTACTGGCAGCGCGCCTTCCGTGGCGTGGGGTCTTGCAGCCGGGACGCCGGCACTCGGCGCGGTGCAGGTGACGGGCGCGGCGGCGAGCCTGTCCTGGGTAGCGGCAAGCGGCTCGATCGTCACGGGAGCCGTTGCCGTTTCCGGTGTGGCCCCTGGATTGACCTGGAGCGTCACGGCCGGGCTGCCCGGCTTGGGAGGCGTCGAAGTTGCGGGCTCGGCTTCTGCGCTCACCTGGGGCGTCCAGGCGGGCGATTTCTCGCTTGGCGTGGTTTCGCGTAGCGGCGCGGCGGCTGGGCTGCAATGGGGCCTTGCGGCGGGCGAGGTAGGTCTAGGAGCGACCGTACTTATCGGGACAGCCCCGGCGCTGCAATGGGGCCTTGCGGCTGGGAACGCTGTTCCTGACGGCGTGGCTGTTGCAGGGGCCGCTCCTTCGCTGCAATGGACCGTCGCGGCGGGTGATCCGTCGCTTGGTGTCGTTGTCCGTAGCGGCGATGCCGCGAGCCTCGTATGGGCACTTCAGAGTGGCGAGCTGATTGCCGGAGTCGTCGCGTTGACCGGCGGCGCGGCGGCGCTTGCCTGGGGCGTGACGCCGGGCGAGTTGGCTATCCTCGGTTCGCTATCCGGCGCCGCGCCCTCGTTGGATTGGCACGCGACGGCCGGCGAGATCGTCGCCCGGGCACTCCGCGGCCCGTATCGTGTTGTGGCGGCGGAGGTCTATTCTCCGAACGCCGTGCAAGGGGAGGTCTATTCACCCGGGGCCGTGGCGGCGGAGGCGTACTCGCCACGCCTGGCGGCCGGGCAAACGTACGCGCCCGCGATGGCGGCCGGGCAGGTCTACTCCCCAGGCATCGTCGCGGGGCAGGTGGTCTAGGAGGCTGTTCGATGGGCAATGCAATGCTGCACGATACGGTGGTCCACGGCGGAACCAGGACGGTCCTCGCCCGCGTGATGACCTGGGGCGCGGAGGCGGACGTGCCGATCGTCCAGGCGGATATCACGGCGATTACCTACTCGATCTGGGACGCGACCGAGGCGGAATGGTCGGAAGTCGCGGGCCACCAGGACCAGCCAGTCACCGTGGCCGATGCGGTGTTCAACACGCCGCAAGTGGATAGTCGCTGGACCAAGGACGCGACCGGCTACAACTTCCGGCACACCCCGCCGGTCGGCGCGACTCCGCCCTTCCCGGAGCCGGACCGCGACTATCGCCTGTACTATACGTTCACCCCGGCGGACGGCGAGCCGTTCGTTGTCGGCGTCGGCATGCGCTCCATTTAGGGTCTTCCGCCATGGCAAAGGGCTTCGAACACGTCAACGCGGGTGATCCGCTTTCTGCCGCGCAGTTCAACGCGGTCCTGGACGCGGCCCGGGCGTCCAGCGAGTCGGTCGCAAAGCTCTCGGCCAATACGGGCGAAAACGCGCTCTTTCAGCAGAGAACCATCATCCAGGTCAAGAACAACTCCGGCGCTGCGCGGATGCGGTTCGACGTGCTGGGGATCGACGGGCCGCTCTTTGAGTTCGGCAGCAACACCTTCAAGGAGTTCCCCCGGCTGAAGGGCGTTACGCCCGAGGAATGCACGCACGGGGCGCGGTTCGTGATCTTGCAGGAGTCGATATCGTCTGAGGCGATTGCCCGGGCCGTTGTGGCGGGCGTGAGCGTGGCCCGGGTCGATATGGTGGACGAGGACCACGTATGGGCCGACGTGGCAGACGGAGAATGCGAGTACCTGCAAAGCTGCGCCGAGCCCGCCGGGGCGCAGATTCTGACGGTGGAGGAAGGCACAGGCGTCAAGTGGGCGATCGTGCGAATCGCCAGCGCGCCGTGTGAACTACAGCCGACGCCGACGCCGACACCGACGCCGACACCGACGCCGACGCCGACGCCGACACCGACGCCGACACCGACGCCGACGCCGACACCGACGCCGACGCCGACACCGACGCCGACGCCGACGCCGACGCCGACGCCGACGCCGACGCCAAGCGGCGGACCAACAGAAGAGCCGACACAGCCGCCAGGTGAATGCAAGCGATACGTGACTGATGTTTACTGCTCTGAAGAAGGCGACATCGTCTGCGAGTATGCGTGGGGATATATCACTCCGTGCGAAGCTCCAACCCCAAGTCCGGAGCCCTAGCGTGGAGTACCGCAGCCCAGACTCGACGGAGCACAAGATCATTCCGGCCGCGGAGGCGTGCTGTTGCGGTTATTCCGGCCCATGCACTGAGACGTGCGAATGCTGTGACGAGTATGATTGGACCGACTTTCCTAGCAACGCCTCACTAGCCCCCTGGGAGTGTGTGTGGCAGTATTGGCCACACTTTCAGCGACAGAGCGAAACGGATTGTGTGTGGACAGCATCGGTTAGCGGTAGTGGTACGACGGGTAACTGGTCGGCAAGCGATGGCACGAGCGGCAATTTGCCGGACGGCTGCCTTGCGGAGGGGGAATCCGCTGCTGCGTCCGCCTCCATCTTCTGCCACACCAACGGCGAAGGCCAAGCCCAGTGGTGGCTCCAGTATAGCCACACCATCGCGTTTTTTGACGAATGGGAGACGCCCTACCTGTGGGAAGGTGATTGGTGTGGCTCGTTGGGAAATGGTCTTTGCCCAGAGACAGGTGCCTTTACGCTGACTGGTTATCTCCTGGGGACAGGCTGCTGGGACGGAGAGCCAAGCGGCGCTGCTGATATTGACGGAACCCTGGCAGGCATTGACTGCGAGAACCCACTGCCATGATTACCTGCAATTGCAGACATCTGGAAGCCCGATGCCGAGAACGCGGCTACGCGCTGGAAGAAGTCATGCCGTGCATCGTGAAGCAGGACGGGGACCAGTGGACCATCGACACCAAGCACCCCGCCTACCCATACAAGAAGCCCGGCGAAGCGAAGGAAACTAGTCGGGTCAAGAAAGTCTGTACTTGGATCAAGGCCGTCAATCGCTGGATGAAGGCCGGCCGGCCGATCAGGGGCGACGAAGAGGTTGCACGGCTGGTGGCGATCTGCAAACGCTGCAAGCACTACAGCGACAAGGGGCGATGCCGCGCGTGCGGCTGCGCAGTCACCCGAGGGGCATGGGCCGTCACGAACAAGGCCCGCATGGCGACCGAAGACTGCCCCAAGGGCGAGTGGCCGCTAGTCAGCACGTCGGCCGTAGAAGGCCACAGCGATACCGACCAGCAAGAACACGACGGCCACGCCACCGGTAATACCGGCGAACATCGGAAGCCGGTAGGCGGTTTCTGGCACCGGATTGTGGCCCGTCTGATTGGCGACGGCCGCGATCCAGAGCCCCGCGGCAACAACGACCGCCAACGCACAGCAGGCGCTACAGGTAATGCCGGCGACTCGACACAAGTGGTTCATGATTTACCTCCGCAAGCTAGTGTGATAGACGCTACTAAACTGTTCGCGGTCCCGGTGATTAGTCAAGCCCCCCACGTCGAAACGAAACAGCACGCGGACGAATTCGCGCGGGCACTTGCGGAAGTCGAGAGGATAAAGCCAGCCGTGCTTGTCGAAATTGGCGTTCACGCCGGCGGCTCACTCTTGCGATACGCAAGCGCATGCGCTCCCAATGCCATTGTCATTGGGGTAGACGTCGGGGAGCGGCCCGAGGCCGCGAGCATCCCGGGCGTGATCGAGCGGCTGCGCGGCGAGGGCTACGATGCCCATTGGATCAAGGGCCTAAGTCAGTCGCCCGGCGTGATCCAGGAGGCGCGGCGGCTACTGGCCGGCCGGCCGATCGACTGTCTGCATATCGACGGGAGCCACAAGACGGCCGACGTGCTTGCCGACTGGCGCAACTGGGTGCCGCTCGTCCGGCCCGGCGGCATGGTGATCTTCCACGACGTCGCCTCGCGTTCGAACGGCGTGCCGGCGGCATGGCGGCGATGCCGTGAGGGGCTCGCCTGGCTGGAGATTGTCCTGAGCGGGCCCGAGCGATACCGGACCGGCACGGGCATCGTCTGGCTGCCCGGCGAGCAGCCTGAGACGCTCGCCCAATTATCCAGCGACGATCTGCGAATATCGGCCATCATGCCCGCGAGGCAGGAGGGCGACCAGGTCCGGCTTACCTGCGAGTCCTTCCTCGCGGCGGGCGTGGATGAAATCGTTGTCATTGACGACGGCTCAACGGACGGCTCTTGCGACAAGCTGCCGGAGGGCGTCGTGGTGATCCGCAACGAGAAGCCCCAGGGCGTCGGCCGTGCCCGCAACCAGGGTGCGGCCGCGGCAACGGGCGACGTGCTGATCTTTGCCGACGCGCACGAGCGCGCGTTGACGTCACTCCGGCCGTTTGCCCAGGCGGCGATGGATCGAGGGGCGATTCTCTGCGCGGCGGTCAAGCCGCTTGAAGGCGGCTCGAAAGGTCCGGGCGGCAAGCGTGCCTGGACGGGTTACGGCGCGCGGAAGATCCTCGACAAGGATGCGGTCGCCTACAAGGAGAAGTGGAACCTGACGCGGCCGAAAGAGCGATACAGCCCGCTCGACGCGCTGATCGGTGCGTGCTACGCGGTGCCCCGCGAGGTCTTTGACCGTATGGGCGGCTGGATCGAGACGCGGCAGTGGGGTTACAACGAGCAGGCGTTTTCGATCAAGGCGTGGTTCTGCGGTGTACCCATGTTGGTCGACCGCGATACCGTAATCCGACACGAGTTCAAGCGGCGATTTAAGTACCCCTGTTCGCGCTCCGGCTCACAACTAAACCGCTGGCACGTCCATGCCGTACTATTCGACGCCGCGACGAACGCGGAGACATGGGCGCCGCGATTCGCCAAGGCGTTCGGCGCGAAGGTCGAGGCGATGGCCCGGGCACTCTTGGCGGAGCCGGACGTGCAGGCCGAGATCGCCGATTTTCGCCGGCGCAAGATCCGGACGGACGCGGACTTTCTTGCCGCGTTCCCGCCAGGCAGGGCACCGAGCAAGCCGGTTCCCAAGCCGCGCGATCGGCACGTCCAGCGACGATAGGACAGTCGGGGGCTAGTACCCTTTGCGCTCCTTGACATACGCCTGATCGGCTTCCGACAACTTGGCAACATCGACCTGGATCGTCGTCCCGTCGCGTTTACGGAGTGTGACCGTACCGAAGAACGCTTCCACGTATTCAGCCTCGACCTGGAAACCGCCGACTGCTGCCCTCCAAGTGCGCCAATCGCCGGTTTGTGACTCTGACTCTGGCTCTGACTCGACCTTGGTTTTCGACTCCGTTTCGGCTTCTGCGATAGGCATAGCCTCTGGAGTCACTTCTGTGGTTTCCGGCTTCGTGGGCGAGGGGAGGTTCGCATCCGTTACCGGCTCCGCTTCCGCCTGATCAACCGACTCGACATGCTGGCTTGCGGCTCGCTCGCGCGCTTCTGCCTCTTGACGTGTTCTTTCGGCCGCGTCCTGGGCTGCATTGAAGGCCGGTCCCAGGAGGCCGCCCAAGATCGCAGTCCCGACAAACACGAAGAATATCACGCCGGGGAAGCCGACAATAAGCCCGGCAATCGCCGCGCCCTTCGAGCCGCGCGAGAACAGCCCAAGAAACGACAACGCCGCCCCTGGAATGCATAATAACCCGCAAGTGAACCAGCCGAGGATTGAGAAGATCAGCCCAGCCATCCCGATGCCCGACGTTCCGGGCGACTGCTGAACCACGACTGTCTGCTGCGGTCCCTGAGACATGACGATCCCCTTTGTGTTGGACTTCGTATCTGGCCTGACGTCGGTAACCAATAGGCTAAACCCGCCCACATCCATCTGCAATAGCCTTCTGGTAGGGACGATCTAGAAATATCTCCCCCAAGCGGTATCAACTGGACACTTGGGCGACTCGGCGCGAGGAATTCTCTTGGCGTTCTCCACCGAATGCAGTATGGTGAACATTCCTTTTCGGACTCTTCGCTGAAAGGATTCGGACATGGAGAAGCGTGCGTTTTTCGTCGCGGTCGTCGGGGCCGGCTGCATCGTCGACGTGCCTGGGAAGCACCTGTCTCTCCGCGAGGCTCTCGCGTTCATGCAGAGCTACAACCGCGCCAACCCCGAGCACACTGCACTGGTGGGCCGTCACCCGATTGCACGGGCAATCTCGACCGCCAAGGCCAAGTCCCTGGCTTCATAGAGTTTTGTCGTTGATATCATCGCGTGCCCCAAGTAGGCCCGGGCTCCGTCAAGTCCGGCGGCCCGCTTCGCTGAAGCTGTAACCGTATGACGTAGCTGGTGGGGATGCCAATGCGGGATCTCCGGCGGCTTGGGGCGGTTTGCCTTCGCGGCGGCTGCCTCGGCCTTGTGGTTTGCCCGGACAATCGCGCGGCGGATCGCCGTGGCGTAACTGCCGGACGTATAACGGCGTCGTGGAAGACGCCGGCCTTGCTTGCGGTCGGGCCGGCTGTCGGCCGGGCAGAAGCACGGCCAGTCTTCGGGGCGCTCGAGGTATTTTGCCAGGACCGCTTGGCACTTCGGGCCAAGAGGGACGGCCAAGCTCCGGCCCTGATGGCTGCCCTTGTGCTGGCGCGGCATATAAATCCAGACGTCACCTGATCGGTCAAGATCGCACGGCCGGAGGGCGCAGAGGTTGTCTGACCGCATTCCGGTAAGACGCTGTACTCGGACCATATCGGCGACGACTGGCGAAAGCTCGGGCAGGGTGGCATCGACCGCGGCGTCGTCGACCGGCTGGACGGGCTCGGGTTCCCGGGCGACGGTCCGCCCTTTCTTTAGAGGAGCGACGGCGGCGATGATAGCGGAGACTTCATGGGGTACGAGCCCCGCTTCCACACCCCAGCGGAACATTCGCTTGATCCTGTTGGCGGCGGCGTTGGCGGCCGGGCGGGACCAGGGACGGATCGGTTTCTTGGCGGCCTCGCTGGCCCACTGGCCGGTGATCATCGCCTCGCGGACGGCCTTCAGGTCTTCCGGTCGGAAGTCCACAACCGCCCCGTCGCCTCGGAGGGCGACGAGCGGCCGGACGGCATACCGGCAGTTGTCGTACTCGTTGGACCGGGTGTTGCCGCCGGCGTAGTACGCCCGGCAATGATCGAGCCAAGCGAGTACGAGGTCCGCGAGGGTCAAGGCCCAGGCGGGCGGCAACCGGTCGGTTGGCGTCTTTCGGGCGTGCCGGAGTAGGTAGTCGTTCAGGATCCGGCGATAGGCGTCGACGGACTCCGGGGAGTTGGCCCGACCGGGCAGCCCGACCCGCCGGCCGTCCATTTCAACGTAGGCGGAATCGCGGTCCTTTCGGACCCTGTATTTGGGGGTTCGCACGGGCAACCGTCACCAACCAAGAGGGGGAACCGTCACCAGAAAACACGCTAAAGGCTTGTGGTGCAAGGCGTTACAGCAAACGCGCAGAGCCATTGGGAAGCTAGCACTCTACCACTGAGTTACTCCCGCAATTTCGCCTTAAAGTATTTGGCGATAAATACTTACCGCTTCGCACTCCTTGTAAGGCTTGGTACCGGTTTCGCGACGTAAGTCCTTATGGCTCGTCGCCCGCGAAGCCCAACCGTCACCGTTCGTCACCGCCCTGCCCGGATTCGGCCCGTACGTTGCGCAGACGGCCCGCCCTTGCGTCCGGACGGCATGGGGCGGCTCCCAAGACGTCCAGGCCAAGCGGCCCTTAGGCGGCAAATACGGCGGCTTTGGGTTTGGGTCGGTCATTCGGAACTCTTCTTTCCCCTCCGGTGGGGCTTGGGCTCGGAGTTGCCGTCCTGGTGATCCAGAATCCAACGATCTAGTGCATCCTCGACACTACGGCTCCATCGCTTGACGTCGGCGGCGGCCCGTTTGCCGGCCGGCTCCATCGTGATCGTTAATTCCGGGATGGCATCATCCCGCATTCTCTGAGCGATCGCGCGGACCTTCATCAGGTAGGCAGACAGGTATTCCACCGTTGCTTCAAGCGCCTCGGCCGAGTACGTGCGTTGTCTTTCTTCTGGCATAGGCGGCCTAGGGTATTTGCGATTCTGTATTCATTTTGACAGATATTTTACCGCTGTCAACAGCTACGCCTGCAATGACGGCGTTTGGTGTTGAAGATTCTCAAAAATTATTACGGGGGGTTGACGATTGTTGAAAATCCTGTAAAGTTACGTCAGACGAGGGCCAAGCAGGCAGCAAAGGAGCATCAACATGATCGACCTGGAACGCGAACAACCGGTAACGCTGGATAAGGCTCCGGGCCTGATTCCGGCGATCAACGCGGTTCCGGGGATGGAGGCCCGCAAGCGACTCTGCAGTCGCACTCTCTACAACTGGGCCACCCGCGGCCGGCGGGGCGTCGTGCTGGAAACGGTCCCGATCGGCGGCGTCCTGGTGACGACCCGCGAGGCCCTCCAGCGTTTCTTCGACCGGCTGGTCGAGGCGCGGCTGGCCCGCTTCTGCGAACACGAACCGGACCCGAGGCGTCGCGCCGTGCGATGCCGCGAGGTTCACAATCAGGCCGTCAGGAGTCACTTGGCGGCGAAGCACGGAGTCTAAGGAGTCGACAAGATGGCACGGAGGAATGGAGGCACGCCAAAGCCGAATGCGGAGCGCATTCGCGGGTTGACCAAGGCCGAATACCAGGCCGTCTGTCGCATGGTCCGCCGCGGTGAAACGACCTGGGACGCACTCGAAAGGGCGGGCATCGCATTGCCGGCCCAAAACGAAAGCAACTTCCGCCGTCGCGTGAGAGAGGTTCTCACCGGCGGCGTTTCTATTGGCGGACAGGACGGCCCGGCGCATGAGGCGGCTGGTGATGGAGGCGGCTCGGAGCCGCTACGGGCAGGAGCGGCCGGCGGCGAATAGGCGGTTCACCGTCGGCGTTTTCAATCAACCCGGTTTTCTCTCGGAGGGACGAGTCATGTCACACGAAATCACAGTGCGGGAAGACGGCATAGCCGAGGCGGCGTTCGCCTTGAAGCCGGCTTGGCACGGATTGGGGACGGTCCTCGACCACCCCATGACGAGCGCGGAGGCGCTCGAGGAAGCACACCTTGACTGGCGGGTGCTTCAGCGGTCGCTCGGTGTCGCTACGCCGACAACGATCGAAACGCCGGAGGGGCCGGTCGTGGTAGACCGCTACCACGACATTCCCGATTACCTCGCCAACATTCGCGAGGACAGCGGCGACGTCCTGGGGATCGTCACCGAGGCGTACAGGGTGATCCAGAATACCGAGGCGTTTCAGTTCCTCGACGGTCTAGTGGCCGAGGGGGCGATGCAGTACGAGTCGGCCTTCAGCTTGAACGGCGGCCGGCGTGTGGTCCTGCTGGGGCGCCTGCCCAAGGTAGACCAGATCATCCAGGGCGACGAAGTGCTCCGGTACGTTCTGCTGTCGCTGCACCACGACGGGAGCGGCGCCATCCGGTTCGGACCGACTGCCGTCCGGGTCGTGTGCGCCAATACCTACGCGATGGCCCTCGAGCGCGTCGGGATCGCCGGCGTGAAGGCCGCCGATTTCTCGCGCGAGATGGCGATTCGGCACATGGGCGACGTGAAGGTCAAGCTCGAAAAGGCCCGGACGATCCTGGCTGCGACCAACGAGCAGTTCGACGTCCATGCCGAGGTAAGTCGGGAACTGGTCAAGCACCGTATGACGGCGGCGGAATGGGACACCTTTCTGGACGTCATGTGCCCGGCGCTCGACCCTCGCGATCCGGACTGGACTGAACGGCGGGCCGAACGGATCGAGGCGACACGAAAGGCGATTGCCGAAACCTACCACAACGAGCGGCAGACGCTCGACGGCATCGAGGAAACCGCTTGGGCGGCCTACTGCGCCGTGACCGAGCATATCGACCACCTGCCCCGCCGGGGAGCAAACCAGCAACGGCGGGCGGAAGCACGCATGAATGTCTGCCTCTACGGGGCCGGCCGCGACATGAAGCAGCGGGCCTTTGAGGCGGCCTGCCGGTTCGCCGGCGTGAAGGCCGCGGTTTGAGCAAGAAACACTGCGGGGCCGGTCGCTGTGAACGGCCGGCCCCCGGTGCGGTCAATCGTTTGGAGGTTACCCACACCAACTTCATTTTACGGAGGACACGGAAATGTGCAAGGACCTGGCACAACACGCCGAGCAGGCGATGCGGGCGGACGGCCTATTGCCGCGTTGGCAACTGGAACCGGCCCGCTACTCCGCCACGCTACGGCTCGATAACGGCCTGGCGGTGCGAGTGGTCGAAGACCCGTTCGCGCCGCGAGTATCGATCACTTTGGAGCACCACGGCAGTACGCACGGCATGGCGTTGGACGTCGCGCTCCGGTTCCTACCCCGATACCTGCCACCGCTCCTGGAGGCGGCGGCGGAAGAACTGCGTCGGATCGACATGCAGACCTCGGTCAGGATTCCTGCTGACGTGCGGGCGGGAGCCGGTGAGAAAGGAGCGGTCGCATCATGAGCGAGACAACGACCGCAATCACCCTACCCGATCCCAAGCTGCTCGTGCAGTTCGGCGTTGCCGATGGCACCATTGCGGAATTGAGCGAGCAGTACATGCCGCTGCGAGTCGAGGGGCTCTCCGACAGCAAGGGGCTGGCGGCCGTCCATGCGGCGCGGATGCACGTCAAGGGCCTTCGCGTCGACGTGGAGAAGAAGCGTAAGCAACTAAAGGCGGACGCGATTGAATACGGGCGGATCGTCGACGGCGAGGCCAAGCGAATCACCGCTCTGCTGGCCCCGATCGAGGACCACCTGCAATCGCAGGAGCAAATAGTCCTCGACGAGAAGGCGCGGCTAAAACGCGAAGAGGAAGAGCGGCGGGCCGCGGCGCTGCAGGCACGCATGGACCAACTCGCGGAGGTCGGTTCTTATCCGGCCGGGACCGTCATCGAGAGCATGACCGAGGAACGCTTCTTGCAGTTCCTCGGAGAGTCGCGGGCTCAACATGAGGCCCGGAAACGCGAAGAGGCCGCGGAAGCGGAGCGGCAACGAGCTGAACGTGAAAAGCTGGAGGCCGAGCAACGCAGACTCGAAGAAGAGCGGCGGAAGCTGGACGCCGAGCGGGCCGAGATCGAGGCGGAGAAGCGACGTGTCGAAGAGGCAGGACAGGCACGGCTCGCGGCCGAGGCCCGGGCCCGAGCGGAAGAAGCGGAGCGGCAGAGGCAGGAAGCCTTGCGGCCCGATCTGGAGCGGCTGCGCGGCGTGGCCGTGCAACTCCGGCGGCTCAAGGTGCCCAGCGTCTCGGCTGGCGCCGACGATGCCCGGGCGGAGGTCCTCGACGCCATCGCGGTAGCGGCCCGTCGAGTCGAGGAAATCTGCTTCGTGGAAGGTGCATCATGAGCGATAACGCCCTACTGTCTGGAGTCTGCTGTCAGTATTGCGCCCACTTCGAGACGGCTGCTTGCCCCGTGAGTACCGCGTCTCCATGGAGCCGCTGGAAACACTGGTGTAGCGAGTACGCGCCGAACCCGGCTTACCCTGAGGCACTATCAATCGAGGCTGCCATCCTCGCGAGAAGACTGGCCGAGGAGCGGCCGGAGGAAGGTGCATCATGACGAGCCTTTTCGACGCCGCGACCGATCGTTACTTGCATCACCCCGGCGGGCCTGCCGAGTTCGATCGGCTGCGCGCCGGTCGAAACGTCTGGCTGTGCCTGCGGTGCCGCCGCTCGGCGGAGGTCGATCCGCGGCGGCCGGGCAACTGCCCGCACTGCGGCACACCGTTCTGGAGCACGTTCACGGATACCAATGGCCCGGACATGCCGCCCTACATGGCACTGTACCACACGAGCGATCCGTCCGTCTCGGTCGCGGACCGGGATGTGATCGTCCGCTACGAGGGCGGCGGATGGCGGTGGTTTGTCATCCGACGGATCGACGGCTACCCGATCGCCAAGGGCCAGCCGCACTACAGGCCAGAAGACGCTGAAGAGGACTTTCTTTCGCTGTTCGAGGCGTTCTCGAACGGCACCATCAAACCCGACATCGATAGGAGCTTGAAAGACATGGCTGGAACAACAGTAGCTAAAGTAGACCCGCGCACGCGGCAGATCGCCGCATTGCGGGACATGCTCGACAAGAGCGTGGGCCAACTCGCGGCCGCATTGCCGGCCTACATCAAGCCGGAGTTCATGGTTCGGGCCGTCATGACGGCCTTGCAGGCAGACTCGAAGTTGCTGGACTGCGAGCCGCGCAGCGTTTTGCAGCGCGTCTTCCAGTGCAGCCAGCTTGGCCTTCTCCCTGACGGCGTGTTGGGTGAGGCGTACCTAGTTCCATTCGACAACAAGAAGGCGAATGTCACCATCTGCACGCTGATCATCGGATACCACGGGCTGGAGAAGCTCGCCCGCGGAAGCGGACTCATCACAAAGATCTTCGCCCGCGACGTGCGCGAGGGGGACGAGTTCGAGTACGAGGAGGGCCTGCAACCGAGGCTCCGTCACGTACCTGCCGCGGCGAGCAAGCGTGGGAAGGCGGTCGGATACTACGCGGTCGCATGCTTCCGCGATAGACACACCTCGCCGCAATTCACCTACATGTCCCGAGACGAGGTCGACGAGCATCGACGGAAGTTCGCGCTGGCTCGCGGCGAGGGCTCGGCGTGGAACACCAGCTATGACGCCATGGCGTGCAAGACATGTAAGCGTAAGCTGTGCAACGAACTGCCTCGCGCGCCACAGTTGCAGCAGTTGCACGAGACGCTAGCGGCCGAGGATCGGAACGTCATTGACACTACTTGGAGCCCCGTAGGCGAGCCCCTACTGGAGAACGACCATGGAAAGCCGCAAGAAGAAGCGAGGGCATCGGCTCCCGCTAAGGGTAAAGGACAGGACGCGAAGCAGCCCGAAGGCGTGGAAGCAACGGCAATGGAGCAGGCGGCGAAAGACCAACAGCCGGGCGAGGCGGGGCCTGCCGCCGAGGCCACGGCCGCCAATGGCTCGCGGAAGGCAAAGGAAAAGACGAACGCTGCGCGACCTACTGAAGCTGATGCGTTCTCGCATTTCGAGACTACGCTTGGCCGATGCGGAACCATGAAGGCCGTCGGCGATCTGCTCGCGAAACTGGACGGCGAGTACGCCTGGTTATCGCCCGGGACGCAGGACCGGATTCGCGAGAAGGCGGATGTAATCAAGGGGTTCATTCGGGCGTCGGCAGAGGTGGTGCAATGACGCACGTCCTGATCTGCCAGTCGTGCGGAGTGGTGTTCTGGGATCGGGATAAGTGTCCATCGTGTGGCGGACCCGGTGGCGTACCGTTCCCGACACCGGAACAACCTGGCAACGGCGGCGGGCTGCTGTGCATGGTTTGCCGGCATCGTGGCAAGTGCCCTGCCGACGCAAACCTGGTCCGCTTCTCGGGCGGCGAGATCGACGACGAGATGTGCATGGCATTTGATGGGTGCGTGTTCAATAAGCAGAGGGAAGTGCAATGACCCACATCTGGATCGGCCGGCGTTTTCTACCGGAACGCAACGGCGAGCCGTGCAGGCTGATCGTGGCGCGGCGAGGTAAGTACCTAGTCGAGTTCAGCGACGGCCGGCGGGTTGTCACGGTACGCGGGACGTTTCGTAAGCAGGCCGCGCAAGCGGCGGAAAGGGGTTAAGCATGACCACAGACAAACTACAGAACGCCCTAGCGTTTGCCAATGCCGACACCCACGATGGCGACGTGCGGGCGATCCTCAATCAAGCCAAGTCGGCGTGCAGGACGCTGGCGGGGGAGGCGGAGCGGCTACAGCGAAGCATGGATTCGGCTCGGCAAGTCGCGTGGTTGGAGGGGCATGTCGATTCCATCGCGCGACTCGCGGGCCGAGTGCGACAGATCATCGCAGGCCACGATCAGTACATGTCGGCTGCTGATGAATTGGCCGAGGTGCAGTATGTCTGCAATCGTGCCGTCGCCAAGTTGCGAGAGGCCGCGAGAGCGGCGGAAAGCGAGGTGGAGTGATGACGAAGATTGAACTGTTGGACTACTTGAAGAGTGAGGCAAGGTCGTTCAGGGCTGATCGTGACAGCTTTGAGCGCAACAAGCACATGCACAATGCCGACTGTACGCCGTCACAAGAAGAGGTGGACGCCGTGTTGGTGGGCTTCATTAACCAAATCGGTCTATCGCAGGGCGTTGACTACGGCCTATACGCGGTCGATTTGTCCGCAGAGGCGGAAGAAAAGCCATGACCGACTACCCCAAGTGCCCGCTATGCAAACGGAGAAGCCACACCAAGTCAGCGAGAAACGCCCACACGTTCTACTGCCACCACTGTCTCAAGGAGTTTGAGGACCTCGATGACGGCGATGTCTGTTACGGGCGGCCGTCGCGGCGGCTGGAACGCGAAGAGAGGCGAAGGAAGGGGGACTGACGGAATGGCTGGCGATCATTGGCAATCTATCGAAGATGACCGCGAGAAGTACGCGGCCTATTTGTGCTCCCGGGAATGGGCCGTCAAACGCGAGGCGGTACGGGAACGGTCCGGTGGCAAATGCGAACGGTGCCATGTTCTGCCGATGGACCACGTTCACCACCTGACGTATGAGCGGAAGTACCGCGAAGAACTGGAGGACTTGCAGGCAAGCTGCAAGCCGTGTCATGAGTTCACGCACGGGAAGAGTGACTTCGATCCGTGTTCGGATGCGCCCGAAGTGAAGTACCTTCGGAGTTGCGTTTGGCGTTCTTTCGGCGGTCCTCCTGTCCCGCCCGAGTGTTTTGAGATTGGTCCCTCGGCCATGTTGCTTGCGGCTGTTGCAATTCTTGACAACATCGCAACGGTCGAGCGACTGACACGGGAAATCGATGCGTCGCCTTGCGATGCCAACGTACTCTGCATGGATGCGATGTATGCCGTCGAAGGGCTGGCGGGATGTAATGTCGTCGATTTACCGCCAACCTACGAGGGCTTTTGCGGGGAGCTTTACCGAATGGCGATGGAGGTTTTCGGCTTGACAGCCTCGCGTGATGCTCGCCTGTGGATCGACAACAAGGAGGCCCCCGATGCGTGAATACGCCAAAATCTCGCCGCAGTTCTGGGTAGGTGAGACGGGGAGGCAGATTCGGAGCCTTGGCCCCGAATGTCAAATCCTCGCCCTGTACCTGATTACGAATCCACACGCCAACATGATCGGGCTGTATTACCTGCCGACGATGTTCATCGCCCACGAAACTGGGATATCTCTGGAAGGGGCTTCGAAGGCCCTTCGAAGGCTCTCCGAAGCATCTTTTTGTACTTACGATGGGGAGTCCGAAGTCGTGTGGGTCCACGAAATGGCCAGGTTTCAGCTTGGAGATGAGCTTTCGGCCAAGGATAAGCGGGTCGTTGGGATTGAGCGAGAGCTAGAAAAGTGCGTAAAAACAAGCCTTTCCCGCGCATTTCGCGAGCGATACGCCGATCGGTTTCACCTGAAAACTCCAAGCCCCTTCGAAGCCCCTTCGAAGCCCCTTCGAAGCCAGGAGCAGGAGCAGGAGCAGGAGCAGGAGCAAGAACAGGAGAATTCGCTTTCGTCGCCTTCGGCGCGCGCGCTCGACGAGAACGTCGAGGCGGTCTTCGCTGAGTGGAACGCTACGGCGGCTCGTATACCCGCCTTGCATACGGTCAGGGTGCTCAGCAGGGGACGCCGCGAGAAGATCAAGACCCGGCTATCTGAACGGGGCTGGCTGGCAATCTTTCGGGAGGGGCTAGGGAAGCTGCCAGTCCACAACGATGGGCGGTTCACTTGGCAGCCAGACCTGGACTGGATCATTGCCAACGACAGTAACGCCGCCAAGCTGGCGGAAGGCAAATACGATCGGGCCGCGCCGGCCTCCAGTAAAACGCGACCGGCCCTCGACATCGGCGCGATCATGCGGCAGAAGGCGGCCGAGAAGGGCGAGGTCTACGATGAAACGTGAAGAGTTCACACGATTCCAGGAGGCGTTCCTGTTCCCCCGCTTCCCCGAGTTGGAAGCCTGGCTGAACAACCAGGGCGAAGACCGCCGGGCCGAGACGGTCGAGAGTTGGTGGGAAGTCTTGCGGTACGCGGAGCTGATCCACGCCCAGGAGGCGGTCCGGCGGATGCACGCCGGCGACGAGCCGGAGCCGCGATCCTTCTCGCGCTTTCCGGCGGCGATCCTGGCCGTCGCCCGAAACGTCGCCAAGGAGGCGCACAGGCGGGCGGCCTCGCGGCCTGGCCCGCGAGTGGTCGACGGCGAGCCGGTCTACCAGTGCCTACAGTGTGAAGACTTCGGCATGATTGCCGCCTGGCACCCGGACACGCTCAAGGAGTTGGCGGCCGGCGAACGGGGCACGCTGTACACCTGCGTCTTCGCCTGCACCTGCCCCGCCGGCACGCTCTATCGGAAGTGGGCGCCGGTCTTCGACGCGGAGCGGCACTTGCCGCTACGGCGGCGGGACGCGGACGGCCAATGGCGCATGCACTATCAGCACGACGCGGCCGAGATCGAGACAGCCCGGGAGTTCGCCGAGAGGTTGTACCGGCAGCGAGAAGAACAACAGGCAATTCCGTTTTAGGGGGACGAACGATGGTCAAGTCAAGGCAACTGCAGGCGGTCGACCTCTTCTGTGGGGCTGGCGGATTCACGTCCGGTGCCGAAGCGAGTGGCAAGGTTCACGTGGCCCTGGCCGTGAACCACTGGCGGACCGCCATTTTCAGCCATCAGGACAATCACCCAGATACCCGCCACATCTGCGCGAGGATCGAACACGTGGACGTGCGGACCGACGCCACGATCGGCCCCGTCGACGTGATTCTCGCCTCGCCCGAATGCACGCACCACAGCAACGCGCGGGGAGGTCGGCCGGTGTGCGACCAGAAGCGTCAACAGCCCTTTGCGCTGCTCGATTGGATTGATGCGAAAAAACCGCGCTGGGTCTGTGTGGAGAACGTACGCGAGTTCCGCGATTGGGGGCCGCTCATGAATGTCGGGACGGCGGCCACGCCGATCTGGCGACCCGATCCGGCGCGCAAGGGCGAGACGTTCCGTGCCTGGGTCCGCGCTATTGAGGCTTGCGGCTACCGGGTCGACTGCCAGTTGCTGAACGCGGCCGATTACGGCGCGCCGACTTCGCGCGTGCGCCTGTTCGTGCTGGCCGCGCGCGAGGATCTGCGGCTGAAGACGATCCCCTGGCCGGAGCGGTCGCACGCCGGCCGCTGGCGAGCGGCCTCCACGATCATTGACTGGTCGCTGCCGTGCCCGTCGATTTTCGATCGCAAGCGCCCGCTGGCCGACAACACGCTGAAGCGGATCGAGGCGGGCCTGAGGAAGTTCGTGGAGCCGTTCCTGGTCGCGCTCCGGAACCATCAGGACGGGCAACCTCTCCAGATGCCGCTCACTACGATCTGCACCAGCGGCGCCCACCACGGGCTGGCCGTGCCGTTTTTGGCCAAATACAACGGCCAGGGTAGCGACCAACGATGCCACTCGCCCGCGGAGCCGCTACGAACGCTCGACACGCAAAACCGGTTTGGCATCGTCGCGCCCTACCTGCTGGCCTGCAACCACGGCGGGGCCGATGACCGATCGGCCAGCCTGACGGAGCCAATGCGGACCCTGACCACGAAGACGGGCCACTCGCTGGTGATTCCGTTTCTCGCGAAATACTACGGGACGGGCGGCTCCCGAACGGTTGACGAACCGCTCGACACGGTAACCGCTCGGGACCGGTTTGGGCTCGCAATGGCCTCCCTGCTGGGCACCATGGCAGAGCTGCACGTGGCCGACATTGGCTTCCGGATGCTTCAGCCGCACGAACTGCTCGCGGCGCAAGGCTTTCCGACCGGCTACCAACTGCACGGCAACAAGGCCGAACAGGTCAAGCAGATTGGCAACGCAGTCTGCCCACCCGTGGCCGAGGCGCTTTGTCGAACGATGGCGGAGGCAGCATAACATGGAACGTCGCATTCTCGCACTCGATCCAGCAAACCGCACAGGGTGGGCCTACGTCGGCCGAGACGGCCGACGGTTGTACGGCGCGTGGAACATCGCAAAGCCGGGCGACTCGCAGCCTGGGGCCCGTCTGCGGCGATTCCGGGACGGTTTGCGCGAGTTGGTCGACCGCTTCCCGGTTGACCTGCTGGCCTGCGAAGACTCCTGCCTTGGAGTGGGCGACCGGAGCCGGAATACGCTCCGGATGCACGCCGAGCTGATCGGCGTCGTGAAGATGCTGGCGGGTGACCTCGGCGTGCCGTTGCACCTGTACGCGCCCATGACGGTCAAGGCATACGCGGGCTGCGCCGGGAAGCGAACGCGGAGCGACAAGACGGCCATGTGCCGCGCGTGCCGCCTACTGCTCGGAATCGAGACCGACGACGACGATATCGCGGACGCCCTATGGGTGTTGGAGTTGGCCCGGTCCGGGCGAGTGGCTACGGTCGGCAGTTCCAAGCGGCGAGCGGCCCGGGCGAGTGAACCGCAAGGGAGGTTATTCTGATGCCATCAATCGCCCCACCAAACCACACTCGCCGTCAAACAAGCACCGACGATTGGATCACGCCGAAGTGGCTGCTCGATCGACTCGGGCCCTTCGACCTTGACCCTTGCGCCAGTCTTGTGCAGCCATGGCGCTGCGCCAGCCGGCAATGGACCGTTTGCGAGAACGGCCTGATCCAGCCTTGGGAAGGGTTGGTCTTTATGAATCCGCCCTACGGCCAACATACCGCAAAATGGCTCGCTAGGCTCGCCTCCCACGGCAACGGCGTTGCCCTGGTCTTTGCCAGGACGGAAACACGGATGTTCTTTGCTCACGTCTGGCCCAAGGCGCGGCGGTTGTTGTTTTTGCGGGGCCGATTGACGTTTCATCGTCCGGACGGCTCGGGCTCTCCAGCGAAACACAATAGCGGCGGGCCATCGGTGTTGATCGCGTATGGCGACGAAGCGGCGCAGCGGCTTATGGATGCCTACGATCTAGGCACGCTCGTCGAGATTATGGTACCGGAGAAAGGGAGGCTATTCTGATGTTGGAGTTTCACCAAGCAGACTGTATCGACTGGATGGCTGAACAGTCGGCGGATCGTTTTGACCTGGTTTTCGGCAGCCCGCCCTACTGCGATGCTCGCACCTACGGCATCGACGCGCAGCGGAGTTGTGTCGAGTGGGTTGACTGGATGCTGGAAGTGACGATTGAGGCGGCCCGCATTTGCCGAGGTCCGGTCATTTGGGTAGCGGCTGGCGTCACGCGCAAGCGATGCTACTGGCCGGCAGTTGAAGGGCTCATGTGGGAATGGTGGAAGCGAGGCGGCGAGCACCAGCTATACCGGCCGTGTGCCTTTCATCGCGTCGGCATTCCCGGTAGCGGCGGCAAGGATTGGTTTCGATCCGACTGGGAATACGTGGTCTGTTTCAAGCGGCCGGGGGCCTTACCCTGGGCAGACAACACGGCCTGCGGTCACCCGCCGAAGTGGGCTCCGGGCGGCGAAATGAGCTACCGCCTGACCGATGGTACGCGCACGAACCAGTGGGGACGCCCTGGACAAGGCCGCGGGCGGCGGACAAACGGTGAACGCAAGCCGGCTGGCTCTCCCTCACACAAGGTCCAGACTCGCCGGCGAACGGACGGTTCACGTCCCGGTTCACGCGGACGTGACGGGATGCACAACCAGGAGCAAGATTACCAGGAGCCCGTTTTGGCGAATCCCGGCAACGTGTTCTATATCCCGGTTGGCGGCGGTCTTATGGGCCACCCACTCGCCCACGAAAACGAGGCCCCGTTTCCTGAGAAACTAGCGGAGATATTCATTCGGTCATGCTGTCCGCCCGATGGCTGGTGTCTTGATCCATTCCTCGGATCGGGCACAACGGCGGCCGTCTGTCAGGCGTGGGGCCGGAATTGCGTCGGAATCGACCTGCGAGAGTCGCAGATTGAGCTATCCAAAAAACGCTGCGCCGAAGTGCAGCAGAAGTTCGCGTAACCGTCACGAAAGGAAAAGAAAACCATGCCGCTCTGCTACAACTGCAAAAGTCGCAAGGTCGACCCGTTCAACCTGAAAACCGAAGACATCGGCCTGGAGGACATCGCCCTCCGCCTGGCGCGCATCCACCGCTGGGCCGCCGCCGCGCCCTACACCGTGGCGGAGCACTCGATTGCCTGCGCCTGCCTGGTACGGGCCGACGGGTTCGCCGAGCACGTCCAGCGCTGGGCCCTGCTACACGACGCCGCCGAGGCCTGGCTGGGCGATGTCCCCGCCCCGCTCCGCGAAGGGCTGGGCTGGACCGGCGGGCCAACCTACGACGAGGCGGAGGAAGCCATTCTGGCCGCGCTGTGCCGCCGCTGGCCCATTCTGCTCACCGAATCCACGGCCCTCAGTGTCGGCGAGCTGCTCGCCACGCGCACCACCGTGGCGATTGCCGACCAGCGACTGCGCGACGTGGAAGAGGAACTATTCTTCGGCGACTTGGTCCCGTCTGGCGATCGTCGCCACCTGGCCCACGCGCTCGATCCCTACGGCCTCCGGACCGGCCCCGAGGCCGCCGCCCGCGCCCAAGCCACCGGTCTCGGCCCGGAAGACGACCCCGGCCCCGGCGACCGCCGCATCGCCGACGTCTTCATCGCCCACGCCCTTTCCCTGGGCCTGGACTAACCACGAAAGACACGAAACACACGAAAGGAAAACCATGGAGAGCGAAGTCAAGGAAACGTGCCCGCGAGACGTGTGGGCGATTGTCGAAGTGATGGGCCATTCGCAGTACGCCGGGCGCGTGAGTGAATACGCGGGGCTGGGCGTGCCCCTGGTCCGCGGTCGAGGGCCAGCCGGCGTTCAAAAAGCTGCTCGGGGCGTCGGCGATTTTCCGAGTCACGCCCTGCACCGAGGCGGCCGCGAGAGCGGCGGCGGAGTCGCTGCGAGTCCGGCCGCTCAACATGGTTGCCCTGCCCGCTCGCGAGCCGGCCCGGTTACCGCTCGATTACGATCCCGAAAACGGGGAAGGGTGGGACTGACCAATGAACGAAGCTAAAGACCTGTCCGTGACCAAAGTACAGCAAGTGGCGTTCTGTGACCGTTGCGGCCGGATGCTCCGCGTGGCCGGTCCGCACAACCCCGACGCGCGAATGCTGGTACGCGCGAAGGAGCCGCATGGGTATTGCATCAACTGCGCGACGCACGACTGGCTTCGCAACACCTACCCGGTCAATATGCAGCTCGCCGAGAAGGGGCCCCGCATCCTGCTCTACCCGCATATCCGCGAACTCTTCGGCTACCTGCTGCAAACCGCGAATGCGGACGCGAAGCTCGACGAGATCAACTGGAATCTGATCGTCGAAAACTGGGAGCTGCCCTTTCCTGACAAGGTAAAGCCGAGCGGAATGAACCCGGTCACCCAACGAGACCTTGACGACCTGGCCGCGGGCAAGAAGAAGGCGTTCGGTAACTGGCCGCGAGAACCCGATCCGCTGCCGGGCGTCCAGACAATCACGTCCTGGGCCGGTGATCAACTTCGCCGGGCCCTGGACCGGCAATTCGACAAGTCAGAAACCGTTTTACCTGATACCACCCCAACCCCTGTTACGGAGGACGTTCCTATGGGACGCAGAAAGAAGAGTCAGAGCGTAGAAGAGAAACGCAAGCCGGTCAAGGTCCGGCTGATCGACCGGAAACACGCCGGGAAAGTCGTGGAGGTCTACCGGCTGCTGGAAGACCTGATTGCCGACCATCACACGGGCGACGTCGACGGGACGCCGCGCAACCTCGACCGGGCGAAGATCGTGCTGGCCTCGCGGGACGGCTGGCGGCCGGACGTCGATAAGGTATTGATCCTCGCCCGCATTCGCAAAGCGACGGAAACGGACAAGTACGTCTTCGCCGCAGAGTGTGACTTCGTAATCGAACTGAACGCCGAGGCGTGGCCGCGGCTGTCTGACGAGCGTCGCCGCATGGTGATCGACCACGAGCTGTACCACGCGGCCCCCGACCTGGACCGGGACGGCCGGCAGAAGTCAGACGCCCGGGACGGGCTGTGCTGGCGGTTGCGCAAGCACGCCGTACAAGAACACCACGAAATGCTCGATCGATACGGCTACGACGCCTGCCTGGGCACGAATGAGGAAGCCCTGGCGGCGGCGGAGAACGCGGACCGGCCGTTGCTGTCGGCTATCGACCAGGCCGAGGGTAACGGACAGGCTCGCGATTGGCGCGAACGGGATATCGTTCAACTTCAGGTGAAAGGCGAGGGCATCACGCTTGCCCACCTGGAGAAGCTACGGAACGCCGGGCTGCCGACCCTCGGGCTGCTGGCGGAGCGCATGGACGATCTCGGGACGGCCTGGGCCAAGGGCCTGCGATTCGGCGAGAAGGTCCGGCAGGAGATCGAGGATACGCTCGGTGACTTCCGGGCGGAGGCATAAGCGGTGGTCCCGGCAGGCGGCGCGCGGCTAATCCCTCCCGCCGCGCCCGCCTGACCGGGGTTGCCACTTGACAGCCTCGCTGGGTCCGCCCTATAATGCCACTGTCTAAGCGGAGGGACGCTTTAGATTCTGTACTGGGCCATGGCGGGCCTTTCTTCACTTCAGCCGGGCGATGTGCTGCTCCACCAGCGTGGGCGGTCTCTACTCTCGTGGCTAATCTCGGTGGCCGGTCGATCCCCTTATTGCCACGCGGGCGTAGCGGATCGAGTTGGCTCGGAATGGGTCGAGATCGACACGACTCTCCGGCGAGGGGCAAGCGCCGGCAGACTCGCGCCGCGTGTAGCAGCCTCGCCTGGCATGATCGACGTCTACCGGCCAATACCGTCCGTCTCGCAATCTCAGGTCGATGTCGCGGTCCGAACCATGTGGCGGCTGACGTCACGCCGCTACGGATGGCTAGCCCTCTGTGCGACTGCCTTGCTTCACCTGCCAGTGATTCGGCTACTGCTGCGCCCCGCCTGGGCAGATGAACGGGATAGCCTGCTTCCATTCTGCTCATTCGCCGTTTCAAGGGCCTACCGGGAAGCTGGCGTTGATCTGGTGCCCAATCTGGCCTGCCGGTATACGGAGCCGGGCGATCTGGCTCGGTCCGCACTTCTCCACTTCGTCGGTTCTTTGGAGCTGCCCCGATCAGCCCCCTTCCATTTCATCGGTACTGTGGAGTCTGAATAATGCTCACGTCTCGCGTTGGTGGAACGATTCTCTGGACGGCCGTTACCGTCCTGCTGGTGAGCGTGCTGCTGGCCTGCCTAGCCGGATGTGATACGCCGGTCGAAATCGGCCCGGACGGTCCGGATCCCCGCATCCAGCCGGATTGCCCCGATTCCCAGTGCCCTTATCTGGATCAACCCGGCGCGGACGTCCCGCCGGAATACCGCTCGGGCAACTACGGTGGCTCCTGCAACCACGCCAGTATCCAGACTGTGCTTCGGTACCTGGGATATCACGACCTGGCGGCTGAATGGCGGCGAAACTACGGCGGGGGAGCAAGCGCGCAAGACCTGGCTCGCATCTGCGACCGGTACGGCCTGCAATACGCGGCGACGTTCAATGGCGACGAAGCCTTCTTGGCCTGGTGCAGCCGGACCGGCCGGCCGGCAGCGATCCACTACTACCAGCGACATGCCGTCACGTTCGCCGGATATACGCTCACGGGCAAGGCGATCCTGATCGACAACAATTGGCCCTCGAAACGTATCGAGGTGCCGAAAGCAGACTTCGTGCAACGGTGGAAAGAATACGGCGGTTGCGCGATTACCGTACTCGGAGGGAAACGCCCTCCACCGCGGCCGTGGCTGTGCCCGCGGCCGAATCCTAACGCTCACACGTCCGTGTAACACAAGGAGACTACTCATGGACAAGCGTGCTAATGTGCTGGTTGGGGCTGGGGCCCTGATCCTACTCGCCGGGCTTTGTCTGCTCGGCTCGATGTTCCTGCCCGCCGATCGAACGGCGGCACTCGACCCGCCGGCCGTCGCGGCCGGTCGACCGGCCGTGGCTGTAGAGGGTGCCGAGTTGCCCGAGGACGGGAAGCGGTATTGCGTCTCGATCCTAGTGCATGACGACTGGATGCAGCGGCGGGAGGAATCGCGGATTGTTGGATGGTGGGAGGTCCACCCATACTTGCGATCGGTGGCCGGTCAGACTACCTACGACGTGTATCAGAAGTCGGGCCCGAAGTACCAGCGGTACTTCGCCCGATCGGTCCGGGACGATGATCTGCCGGCCGTCCTGATCCAGGACGGCAGCGGCAAAGTTCACTGGCAGGCAAATCGGGAGTCGATGCCCGGCAGTGCCGAGGAAATGGCGGTTTCGGTCGGGAAGCTATTTAAGTCGCGGCCGTACTACGTCCTGCCGTGGCGCAGGCCGAAACCGTGCCCGCAACCGCAACCCGAGCCGCAACCCGAGCCGGAGCCGGAAGATGTACCGATCTTCGAGGCCGCACCGCTAGTCGAGCCGGAGCCTGAGCCGGGGGTACAGGTCCTCGTGATCCTGCTAGTCCTCGGCGGCCTAGTTGGCATTGTCGGCGGCGTGATTGTCGGCATCAAAAGCCGGGTCGCATAGCGTCAGCCTGGCAGCGTACGTTTCAACCTATCAACCCACTCGTTTCACTCGGAGGATAAGTCATGATTCTGTTTGCAGTTCTCACGTTGGGCACCCTTGCCCTATGGGCCCTTGCCGCGGCGGGCGTCGGCCTGGCCATCTACAACTTGGTTACCTGGCTGATCGGCACGGCCGACAAGGCGGTCGACGAACGGCAGGAGGTTTACTCTCGCCTCGGTGGCGTGCTGGATACCTGGCAGTTGCCGAAGTTCGCGGGAATCTGCCACTCATTGGCTGCCCTGGCAATCGTGAAGACTATCCGGCAGGTACGGTCCTTGGTCGACGCTATCATGCCCGGCGGCGTGCCGGACGAGGTAGCGCTGCTGCGCTTATTCGAGCCCAACTTCTACTTTCAGCTCGGCAAGCGGGTGAACGTGATGGAAGATCGGTCTAAGCTGGTGCGCGCGGTACTTGACCACGCCGAGACCAAGGCGGCGATCGTCGACGCCCTGGCAACGCCCAAGCCAACCGCCTAAGCCTGTCATGACCAAAGATGACCTGACACGCTTGCACGAGCGGATTGACGCGGTATTCGAGGCGATCGGCGGGTTACGCGAGGACGTAACGGCCGTCATCACGATCCTGCCACGCCAGGACGAGGCAATCCAGGAGCTTCGCACTACGCTGCACGGTCCGCCGGAGAACGGTCACAATCCGGGCATCGTAGGTCGCGTTGCCGACCTGGAGGCATGGCGTAGGGTCGTGAGGATTGGGCTGTATGGCCTATGGACCGTCGCGATAGGTGCTGGCGCGATCGGATTAGAGTCGCTATTGCGCCAGGCAGTAGGAGGCTAAACGGTTAGGGGGGGCCTAACCATGACAAGTGCTTTGACGTGGGCTGAAGGCGCAGTGCTGGCACGGCTAACCGAATGCCGAGAGCTGATAGGCGAACTGGATCACGTTGACTGGGTATGCTTCGGCGCCGGCCTCGACGGCCTTCAGCGGCAGATACGCGAGGCGGCTGAAAAGCGGGGAAAACGTAATTGTGCCGGAACCTCGAGCGCGCCACCCCCTCGCGGGTCCTTCCGGCCGCCCTCGCTTCCTTAG